AATTTCGTTACGAGCAGACGCTTCTAATGAACGCCACGCCTCTAGTTTAGACTCCGCGGCTAAGATTAGTAAACGTAATGTTTCATATTCAGCAATAGCATCACCTGTTTTTTTAACATGGTCTTTTAAATCTTCATGGGCATAGGCGTATGTTTCCTTAGCTGACTCTGACTTGGCATCTATTGCTTGTATCATCAGCTTGGCTTTCACTGTCTTACGCATTTCTGTCATGACATATACGCAAGCTTTCAATGACCCTGCTAATTCAGCATTGTCACGCAAAAAGTCCATCGCCTCATACGGATTAATGTTTTCAGGCGTTGTTGAAGGGTATTTTTTCTTTATCATCGATTTCCTCTATTTTTAATTTAATCATCCCACCAATTTCATCTGCCCAATAAATCCTAAAGTCATGTATTTGTGAGTCGTCATCCCAAAACTTAGCGAATGTAAACCCATCGAATACCGCCTTAGGTAAGTTATCAAGGTCACGGACTCGTTTATCAGGTCTGTAAGCCTTTATTTCTACTTTTAAGGGCTTAGTAAGTCGAACGGTGGGAAAGTTCAACAGAACCTCTCTCAAGACCTCAGCACGGTATGCTCGACCCTTTTCAGATATGACCATGCGGTTCTGCCACTTACGCCAATAAGTATTGACCGTGGGTGGGAAGGGTAGAGTTATCTCAATCATTGTCTTTGGCTCGGTATGCGATTACGGATTTCTTCAGCAAGGTTCTTAAATTCTTGTTCGCCAAACATGGAATGCTTGTACTTCTCGCTGTTGTCATCAATAATCTTGGCACAAGCTTCACGCTCCATAATCACAGCCGTCCTAGACGCTTCTATCGCTAAGGTCATGATTTCTGCTTTTGCCATAGTCAAGGCTTGGTCAAACTCCTCTTGACTAAATAACCTGTTACCCACCCCCTTGGCAAGGAAAGACTTCTGAAAATCCGTCATGTCCTTCATTTCCATGTCTCCAATACCTGTAAAAGGTGACGCTTAAACTTCTGTCTGTCAACAAGTAGCGGTGGCTGATAGATTTCAACAAACTGTACAAGGGGGTCTTCATCGTCACGTAACTGCCCATTGACCAACATCAGGGCTGAGTTAGGGTCAGAATAATCAACCTTCCGCTCAGGGTAAATCTGCTCAGTAAGTGGAGCGTCTTGACCCTCTTTAATCTTATCAATTAATTTCTGAGCGTCGTTGTCTTCTACCTCTGCTTTACCTAAAAACAATTCTTTCTCTTCACGACTTACTTTCTTTTTCATAACCAAACACCTTTCTCACCACGGTTGCCCTTCGTCCATTGCTCACGAATGTCATGCTCTAACTTCGCTCGCCTCTTTGCTACCTTCTTTTGCTCCAAAAAATTTCTCAGCCAAGCAACGCCACGCAATAACCGTTCACGAATTAACTCACGAACTTCGCATTGGTGGCGATACTCTTCACTCCAAGTAAAGCCGAATTTTTCCGTACATTTCTGACACATATTGTTGACTATCAGGTTCGAACCATAGTGGGATACGACCTTCCCACTCCCCATTTCTTTGCTTTTCGCAACTCAAAAGCGCATCAGGCGCAGACTCATCTGTTGTACCATCTTGCTCACGCTCCAATGCCTTAGTCTTATTACGCCAAACAATAAAGACATTGTCCACTTGGTCAGTAATACTCCCTGAACCCTTGAGGTCAAACTTCCCTCCGATATTTTTCTCATCAGAGCCTTTTCGCATGTGATGCACCAAATGGATATGCATGTTAGTGTCTTGTGCAATAGCGCATATCGCATTAACGAAATCTTTTTGTTCATTGTAGGAATCCTCTCCTGCTACTACCTTCATGATGGAATCGATGACAAAATGCTCTACCTTGAGCTCAGCCGATGCGTAACGACACACCGCTAAGATTGACTCAACATTCATCATCCCTTGGTGGTCAAGCAAGTACAAATGGTCTTTTTTCCATTCGTTAAACTTCTTGAGCTGTGTAGAATTCGGCAACTTCGAGCCGATTGCATTCCGAGCCATCCTTGCTAAAGTTATCTCAGGACGCATTTCAAAAGACGCTACCAAACACTTTTTATTTTGATTGATTAAGGACAGGACGACCTGACCAAGCAAAAGTGATTTCCCATGACCGTTGACTCCTGCCCACACACTAACTTCTGCAGGACGTAGACCGATGCGTAAACCCCTGTCGTCCCAAGGAATACTACTGCCACGATTAATAAGACTTCCCTCAAAATACTGCGTAACTTGTTCAGCATAGTAAGACTTCTCCTTGATTTTTCTCTTGGGAGCTGAATCTTGATTGTATTGCTCCCAATCGATGTCATCGTATTCGATTACCGCCATATGTTAACCTCTTCGTCTGTATCAACTCCAATTAATAATCTTGGTTCAGCATCAATTAAGCCTACCCACCAAGCCATGTACTCGTAAATATCTTTACCACCTATCAGGTGAATTATTAAACCTTTTGCCCATGTTAAATCCGCTTTCCTAGGGTTTACCCCATGCGTATATACCTCAGGCATCTCATTTCGATTTAAACAGTCCATAGGGTCGTTAAACCAAAATTTGGGGGTAGGGGGTTCACCTATGAAAAAAAACACCGTGGTTGGCTTATAACCAGCCTTCCTGAGCTCTATGATGGGTTGATGACCTATCATTACACCCTCCACTCAGGTGCTAAATGTTTTTTGGACTTTATCGCCTTTGTCTCATCCCTTGGGTAAATCGTTTGCCAACCGTTAGCGATTGCCGTATCCATTAATTTTTTGCAGTCATGTCCCTGTTCTACGAAAGCGATTAGTTGATTTAAGAACTTTGTCTTGGATAAATCGGACATTGGTTTTTTGATTGAAGTACGGTAATTCACCCATTCATCCCACGATTCTAAAGACAAAAAAGGTGGGAGTTGAACACTACTCTTCTCTTCTCTTCTCTTCTCTTCTATATTGGGTGGTGCTAGAACTTGCTTAGCACTTGCTAGGACTTGCTTAACGACTGTTTTTTTAGGCTTAGTATTCAAAGACTTAGAGACACCGCCTTTTTTACCACTTTCGGATTTTGCAAGACGCTCTGCATCCTTCTCTGTACGCATAGATTCCATCTTTTCGTTGACGTAAACACCATCTAGCAACACAAAGCAACTCTCTAGCACTTGCCAAGCACTTGCCATAACTTCCTTAGGACATCCACAGATTTCTGCAAGACTTGCTATGTCATTTGGAATGCCACCTTCCACCCAACACTCATCCAACAACTCACGGTACAAACCACGCTCGATATACGACATTCTTTGGGCTTTGCGGTTAGCTCGCCAATCTTGCCAAAACCATTTGTAATAAGGTAGTGCACGAAGATTACTCATTTTTTAAACTCACTAAAAATTTTTAGAATCTAGCTCTTGCTAGTTGTTAAATAAATCAGGACGCATCATTGCTTTAGTCAACCTACCCTGAGAAAGGTCGCTAATTTTTTTCAAATGCTTAATGGGTATTTGCTTACGAGCTACCCAGTTATAGACTGCTGAATTCTTAATTCTTAATTCGCCTGCAAGCCTATCCAATGTGCCAAATTCTGCCTGCAAAATTAATTTCATATCTTTCATAAATCCTCCTTACAAAAAACTATATCACATATTTGTGAGATTAAACAACAAAAAATAAATAATTATTTATATATGATTGTGTTGTTTTGAATAATTATATGATATATTAATCATACAGCAACTTTGCTGTTTTATAGGGGCATACAATGCACAAACACGACGATGAGTATCACCAAGCAATGCTAGAAAGAGAAGAACGCTTAGACGAGGCTCTAATCCGACTAGAAACAAATCAATGCACTGAAGAAGATATAAACATCATTCGATTCGAGTGCGGTAAACCAAAAGCAATTTCACGCATAACCCAACCACGGCAAGATTTTTTGGCGGATATGGGAATTCTATTCTCTAGAGGAAACTAAAATGTCATTAATAGCAAAAAGCACAGGCGGAGCAGATTTCAAGAACCCACCCAACGGTAACCATTTAGCTCGTTGTTTTCGTATTACAGACTACGGCTCACAAACATCAAAATATGGGTCACAACGCAAGATTCTAATTACATGGGAGTTGCACGGTGAAGATGATGATGGTAACCCATTATCAATGGATGACGGCAAGCCATACGCTGTTAGCTCGTATTACACACTATCCCTATCCAATGGAGCAACCTTACGGTTAATGCTTGAGCAGTGGCGTAATAAGGCATTCACCGTAGATGAACTAGCAGGCTTTGATGTAAAGAACCTCTTAGGTCAGTTCTGTATGGTTTCTGTTGCCAATGATAAAGGTGTTGATGGTAAGGAATATTGCAATGTAAAGGCTGTTAGCCCTGTACCTGCTGCCATTAAAAAGGTTGGCTTACCTGATGGATACAACCAAACAGTCCTATTCTCCTTGGATGACTTTGACAGAAAGATTTACGATAGTTTGTCACAAAAGACAAGGGACAGAATAGCATCGAGTCCTGAGTATAAAAAGCTGTTTGGTAATAGTCTTGTCAACATGAAAGATGACGACCCAAGTGACCAAGACATTCCATTTTAAATTTGACGAGGAGAAAATCATGCAACTTGAATTATCAGAATTGAAATTAACTGCTTTACAAAAGAAAGCCCTTGCTGTTTACATCGAGGGGATGACTAACCTAGGCTGTAAGTTTAAGGTTACTGACCCTGACGGTGAGGTTTATGAAACACAGAAAAGCCTAAATCCTGAAGGACGTATCTTTAAAAATAAGGGCATTGGTAAGTATATTGCTCCTTACGTTGACATCCTTGATGTAGGGCAGTCAGCTAAAGTGCCTTTTGGGGAATATGACGTTGAAGATGTTCAATCCAATATAAATGCAAGGGCACATCGTATTTTCGGTGATGGTGGCGTTATGACCTCTCGTAATCTCGCTGAGAGATATGTTGAAGTGATGAGAGTTAAATGAGGTTCATTGAACTCTTTGCAGGCATTGGTGGCTTTCGCCTTGGGTTAGAAAGGGCAGGTCATCAATGCGTTTGGGCTAATGAATTTCTTGATAAACCTAGGAGTATTTATGAATACAACTTCAAACACGCACCTGATGGAAGAGACATCCGAACAGTTCAGCCTGATGAAATCCCCGATGCCGACTTACTCGTTGGAGGATTTCCGTGTGCAACTTTTTCGGTTGCTGGCAGACGTACAGGCTTCGGCACAGAAGATACACGAGGTACACTCTTTTTTGAAATCTGCCGACTTATCAGTAGTAAAAGAATCCCATATGTATTCCTTGAAAATGTTAAGGGACTCCTCAACCACGACGGAGGAAGAACCTTTGGAGTTATCATCGCAAGTTTGGATGAATTGGGGTATGACATCCAATGGGAATGTGTTAACAGCAAGAATTTCGGAGTCCCACAGAATAGGGAACGAATATTTATTATCGGAAATCTTAGAGGATACCCCCGACCCGAAGTATTTCCTCTCGGAAAATGCTTTGCAACACATGCTGAAGAGGGTGAAGGTGAACAGGGAGAAAAATCGAGGATTCGACAACCCTATCTACCAACGCTCGACGCACACTATAACCAAGTTGGAGGTGGAGGAAGAGCCTACATCGACGAAAACGGAGTTAACGCAGAATCCACAGATGGGGTTGTTCGAGTAACGCAGTGGCGTAGGTCGTATTTTAGAGACATGAAAGGTGGTCATACGCCAACACTTACAGCTGCCATGGGCACAGGTGGCAATAACGTGCCATATGTTGCTGTAAAGGCTGTATTGACTCCTGAACGTCATGAAAAAAGACAGAATGGCAGAAGAATTAAAGAAGATGGTGAGCCTTCCTTTACCCTAACCGCACAAGATAGACATGGGGTTATGGTTGGCTCTACTTTAAGAAAGCTTACTCCACTCGAATGCGAGCGTTTACAAGGACTTCCTGATGATTGGACTAAGTGGTATAGCGATGGGTCTTTAGTGCCTGATTCACAGCGTTATGAGCGTTGTGGGAGGGCTGTCACAGTTAACGTAATAGAACAAATAGCAAGGAGATTTCCCATATGAAAGATTGGACATTTAAGAACTTTGCGGATGACTTTGACGGTCATGTCCGTGAGCAGTTACCGTGGTATGACTTAGTGACCGAGGCGGTTGCTTTTATTGCTAAGAACTACATCCCTCAGGGTGGTAAGGTGTATGACATTGGTTGTT